CCTCGGAAGAATACGCAGGCCGTTCGCGAGGCCCCCCTACAATAGCGCGGCGATAAGTAATCTACGCGCACGCGCGGACAGACGGCAAAAATCACGCGAAAAGGAGGCGGTTTTTGTGGCGAACAGGCAGGAAAAGACAAAGGAACAGCGTATCCGCGCAGAAAAGACCAGACTCCGGAGGATCTACAAGCTTCTGCCGAAGGAAGCGGCAGGGACTGTCGCGGGGCTCATCGATCAGGCGGCCTTCATGCGCATTGAGTGCGAGGACATGGCCGACGATCTGCGGGAAAACGGCTGGACGGAGCTTTTTCGCCAGTCCGAACGTCTCGACCCGTATGAGCGGGCGCGCCCAATCGGGCAGGCGTACAACTCCACGAACGCAAATTACCAGAAGATCATCAAGCAGCTGACGGCGCTGCTGCCGAAGCCGGACACCGCGCCAAAGCAGGAGGACGACGGCTTTGCAAGCTTTGTCCGGGAGCGTGACGAGGAATGAAACTCACGCGCTACCCGGAGACCTACAACCCCATCCTCGAATACTGGCAGGCTATCCAGGGCGGCCGCGAGGTCGTCAGCCTGAAAGTCCAGAAGACCTACCGGCACGTTGTAGAGCAGCTGGAAAACACGGATTCCGAGTTTTATTATTCCCCGCGCCGGGCAAACCACGTCCTCGAATTTTTTGAAAACTACTGCCACCACTCCAAGGGCAAGGCGGGCGGCCAGCTCGTCCGGCTGGAGCTATGGGAAAAAGCACTGCTGGCGACTGTCTTCGGGTTTATCGACATCGAGGGAAACCGGCAATACCGCGAAGCGATCCTCATTGTCGGCAAGAAGAACGGCAAATCGCTGCTGGCCTCCGGCGTCGGCCTGTATTTGCAGACGGCGGACGGTGAGGCTGGCCCGGAGGTCTACGCCGTGGCCACCAAGCGAGACCAGGCAAAAATCATCTGGCAGGAAGCAAAGCGGATGGTCAAGAAGTCCCCGGCGCTCTGCCGCCGGATGCGCAGTCTGGTCGCTGAGCTGGACAGCGATTTTAACGACGGCGTTTTCAAGCCGCTGGCCTCTGACAGCGACACCCTCGACGGCCTCAACATCCACGGGGCCATGATGGACGAGATCCACCAGTGGAAGAGCGGGCGCGCCCTGTACGACATCATCGCCGACGGCGTGACGGCCCGCGAGCAGCCGCTGATCTTTATCACTTCCACCGCGGGCACCATCCGCGAGGACATCTACGACGAGAAATACGAAGAAGCCGAGCGAATCATCAACGGCTACGAAGATCCGGACGGGTACCACGACCCGCGCCGGATCGCGTTTATTTACGAGCTCGACAAACGCAGCGAGTGGACAGACCCGGACTGCTGGAAAAAGGCAAATCCGGGACTCGGGACGATCAAGAGCTACACGGCTCTCAAAGAGCGGGTCGAGCGGGCGGAGAAAAACCAGGCCCTCGTCCGCAACCTCGTCTGCAAGGATTTCAACATCCGCGAGACCTCCAGCGAAGCCTGGCTCAACTTCGAGCAGCTCGACAACCGCGACACCTTCCAGCTCGACAAGGAAAACCGCCGCCTGATCTGGCAGCACCACATGTCGGACGGCCAGACGCAGGAGCGTATCCTGTCCTACCCACGCTACGGCATCGGCGGCGCGGATCTGTCCAAGACCACAGACCTGACGGCGGCGAAGGTCCTGTTCCAGGTGCCGGAGCTGCCGGAGATCCTGTTTGTGCTGCAGATGTACTGGCTGCCGCAGGACCTTTTGGAAAAGCGCGTCACGGAGGACAAGATCCCCTACGACAAGTGGCATGAGCGCGGGCTGCTCCGCCTGTCCGAGGGCAACAAGATCCGCTATGAGGACGTCAAAGCATGGTTCATCGAGGTGCAGGAAGACCTCGATATTTTTATCCCCTTTATCGGGTATGATGCGTGGTCTGCGTCTTATTGGGTGGACAGCATGGCGGACTATTTCGGGAAAGAGGCCATGATCGCCGTACATCAGGGCGTGAAGACCTTGTCAGAGCCCATGAAGCGCTGCGGAAACGACCTCGAATCCAAGCGCATTATTTACAATAACCACCCGATCGACAAGTGGAACCTCGCAAACACCGCCTACGACGAGGACAAAAACGGCAATATCCAGCCGCACAAAACGAGCAAGTCCACGCGCCGCATTGACGGCACGGCGGCCCTGCTCGATGCCTACACGATCTACGACCAGAAGCAGGCAGAATACACCAGTATGCTCTAGGAGTGAGACAATGGGATTTTTTAAAAACCTCCTGACGAATATCACGACGACCAAGCGCGTTTCGACCGTGCAGATGGTGCAGGAGCGCGGGAATGGCTTTTACAGCTACAACGGCAAAATGTATCAGTCCGATATTGTCCGCGCCTGCATCCGGCCAAAGATCAAGGCCATCGGCAAGCTGACGGCAAAGCACATCCGGGAGACCATCACCGCCCAGACGCGGAAGATCGCCGTCAACCCGGAGCCGTACATCCGCTTCCTGCTCGAAGAGCCGAACCAGTACATGACAGGCCAGCTGCTGCAGGAGAAGCTGGCCGCACAGCTGGTGCTCAACAACAACGCCTTCGCGGTCATCCTCCGGGATGAAAATGGCCTGCCGAACGCCATCTTTCCGGTCGCGGCCATGCAGGCCGACGCCGTTTACGACGCGGGCGGCAACCTGTACCTGAAATTTTACATGCAGAACGGCAATGTGCTGACGTTCGCCTATGACGACATCATCCACCTGCGCGGGGATTTTTACGAGAACGACATATTCGGAGATCCCATCGCGCCGGCCATCGTGCCGCTCATGGAGATCGTCGCCACGACGGATCAGGGCATCGTCAAGGCCATCCGAAACAGCGCCGTCATCCGCTGGCTTTTGATGTTCGCATCCTCCATGCGCTCGGAGGATATCAAGAAGCGCGCGCAGGACTTTGCCGACAGCTTCCTCAATGTTTCCAACGGAACGGGCGTCGCGGCCGTCGACGCAAAGGCCGAGGCCAAGCAGATCGACCCCAAGGACTACGTCCCGAACGCCGCACAGATGGATAAGACCACGCAGCGCATCTATGCCCTGTTTAATACCAACCCGCACATCGTCACATCCATTGCGACGGAGGATGAGCAGAACGCCTATTTTGACGCCGAGATCGAGCCGGTGCTGAAGCAGCTCAGCGGCGAGTACACCCGCAAGCTCTTTTCCCGGCGCGAGCGCGGCTGCGGGAACCGCATCGTCTTTGAGGCCTCCGCGTGGGACTTCGCCTCGACCTCGACCAAGCTCAACCTCCTGCAGATGGTCGACCGAGGCGCGCTGACGCCGAACGAATGGCGCCGCGCCTTTAACCTCGCGCCGGTCGACGGCGGGGACAAGCCGATCCGCAGGCTGGACACGCAGCCGGTCGATCGGAACACCACGCAGAAAGGAGATGAAACCGCATGAAGATCAGCATTCGCGGGCCAATCGTGTCCAGCAACCAGCACCGCTTTTATCAGTGGTACGGCATGGAGGCGACGAGCCCTAAATCCGTAGCCGATGCGCTTGCATCCGGAAACGGTGAGCGGGCAGAGGTCGAGATCAATTCCGGAGGCGGCGAGATCTTCGCCGCGAGCGAGATCTATACCGCCCTGCGCAATTACGAGGGCGGCGTCCACATCCGCATCGTCGGCCTTGCGGCCTCGGCCGCGTCCATCATCGCCATGGCGGGCGAGTCGGAAATGACACCGACCGGCATGATGATGATCCACAACGTCCAGACCGAGGCCAGCGGCGATTACCGCCAGATGGAGCACACCGCAGGGACGCTGCGCGACGCCAACCACGCCATTATCTCGGCCTACGTCACCAAGACCGGCAGGCCGGAGGAGGAGATCGCCGCCATGATGGACGCCGAGACGTGGGTCACGGCGGATCGGGCCGTCGAGCTCGGCCTCGTCGACCGCGTGATGCAGCCGGATACCGGCCAGAAACCGCTGGCGGCGGATTTTTATTCCGGCATGCTCAGCGAAGACGCGCTCAAACGCGCGGAAAACTTTTTAAAAAATCAGGCTGCAGGGCCTGACTTTTTTATGCCCGAACGGGCGCAGGCAGAAGCAAAGCTGAAATTTTTAAAACTCAAAGGAGAATTGAAATGACAAAGGAATTTTACAACACCCAGCGCCAGAAGCTCATGGACGATGCCCAGAAGCTGCTGGACGAAGGCAAGACCGCAGAGGCGCAGGCCAAGATGAAGGAAGTCGAGGCCCTCGACGCCAAGTTTGAGGAGGAAGCCAAGATTCAGGCAAACCTCAACGCCCTTGCAGGCCAGAAGGTTGCGGCACCGGCTGCGGCGGCACAGTCCGTCGACCTGTCCGGCACGGCAAAGACGCCGGACGTGCTCGACCGGTACGACACCGACGAGTACAAGAAAGCCTTTATGAACTACGTACTGACCGGCAAAAAGATCCCGGCGGAGCTGACCAATGTGGACGCAAACACCAAGACCTCCGACGTCGGCGCGGCCATCCCGACCACGACGCTGCAGAAGATCTACGAGAAGATCGAAGCGACCGGCATGATCCTGCCGCGCGTGACGCACACGTCCTACAAGGGCGGCGTGACCGTCCCGACCAGCTCCGCCAAGCCGACCGCCTCGTGGGTGGCGGAAGGCGAAGGCTCCGACAAGCAGAAAAAGGCACTCGGCTCCATCACGTTTGCCTACCACAAGCTGCGCTGCGCGATCTCCATGTCGCTTGAGGTCTCCATCGTGACCTATCCGATGTTTGAGTCGCAGTTTGTCGCCAACGTGGCAGAGGCCATGGTCAAGGCTGAGGAGCAGTCCATCATCAGCGGCTCCGGCTCCGGCCAGCCGAAGGGCATCACCAAGGAGACCGTTGTGACCGGCCAGAACATCGACATCGCTGCCGCAACGACCGCGCTGGCGTACACCGATCTGGTCAAGGCCGAAGCACTCCTGCCGCAGGCCTATGACGCAGACGCCGTCTGGTGCATGACGAAGAAGACGTTCTTTGAGCAGATCGTCGGCATGGTGGACGACAAGAAGCAGCCCGTCGCCCGCGTCAACTATGGACTCAGCGGAAAGCCGGTCTACTCGCTCTTTGGCCGCGAGGTCGTCCTCGTCGGTGACTATCTGCCGTCCTTCACGGCGAGCGTGACTGCGGACACGATCTTTGCGTTCATTTTCAATTTCAAGGACTACCTCTGGAACGAAAATCTGGGCATGACCTTCCGCAAGTACACCGACAACGCGACCGACGACGAGGTCACCGTCGCGCTGGCGCTCGTCGACGGTAAGGTCGTCGACAAGAACAGCCTCGTCACGCTGACCAAGAAGAAGGCTTGACGGCGCGCGGCCAACAGGGAGGGATAACCAATGGCTTTGATCAACGTTGCAAAAACCGCCCTGCGGCTGACCACAAACGCCCTTGACGACGAGCTCGCCGACGAGGTCGACGCCTGCCTTCTGCGCCTGCATCTGGCAGGCGCGGACGGCGCGGAGGAAGACCCGCTTGTAAAGGACGCCGTCCGCGCCTACGTCCGCTGGCAGCATGATTTCTGCGGCCGGGGCGAGGAATGGAGGACCTGCTTTGCAGATATCCGCGACGCTATGGGGCTGTCCGACGATTACAGGGCAGTCCAAGCCAACGGCGGAGCAGGAGGTGCTTGCTGTGATCTTTGACACGCAGATCACGCTGCGCCTGTTCTCCTACCCCATCGTAAACGGCCAGACGGCGGAAAAGCTCGAGCGAGAAACCACCGTCTGGGCTGCCCGCAAGTCCGTAAACCGCGCCGAGTATTATCAGGCCGCACAAGCCGGCAAGCGCACGGACGCAATTTTCCGCATGCACAGCGCGGAATACGGCGGCGAGCAGCAGCTCGTCTGCGGCTCCGACGTCTTTGACGTCGTCCGCAGCTACGGGCAGGAAACGGAGGAAATCGAGCTGACCTGCAAACGGAGGGACGGCGCATGATGATCTATGAGGCGCTGGCAGACCTGGGCGTCCCGGTCTGCCATCCGCCGTACAAGGGCGCGGAAGAGACCTACATCACCTATCAGCTGCTCGGCCAGTCCGGGCAGCTCTACGCCGAGGGCGGAGAGGCCGAGACCGGCGTGCAGTACGCCGTTTCCATCTTCGCCGAGGGCTTTGCCGCCGGGCTTTTAAAACGCGTAAAAGCCGCGCTGGAGGCCGCAGGCTACATTGCTACCGTCGACATGGAGACCTACGACAAGGAAACGGGCCGCACGCAGATCGCGCTCATCGCCGAGACGGAGGGCGCAGCCTATGGCTAACATCTCCATCACCGGTGTCGACGAGCTCATGGCCACGCTCCAGAAAGCGAATGTTTTTGATGAGGACATGCAGCAGGAGCTCCTGTACGCCGCCGGGGATATCATCGTCGAGGAGCTGCAAAATGCCGTCCGGGCGAGCGGGTTCCGCACGGAAGCCTACGCCTCCAGCGTGAAATACCGCAAAACCATCAAACGCGACAAAAACGGAGACCCGTACATCTCCATCACCGCAGTCGGCAAAAACGAGCACGGAACGCGTAGGGCGACCGTGCTTTTTGTTTTGAATTACGGCCGCGCGAAGGAGTACGGGCAGATCACAGGAACTTATTTTTGGACAAAGGGCGTCAGGAACGCGCAGAAGCGCGTAAACGCGGAGCTCGAAAAGATCCTTACACAAAAGCTGAAAGAAAGGGGCCTATTGTAAATGCCTAGTTTTGACTTACGCGGCATCCGGGCGGGAAAGTATAAAAACACGTCCGGCACCGTGACCTACACAGAGCCGACCGACGTCGGCGACGCCATGAGCGCGCAGCTGGAACTCAAGTTCGCCGAGGGCCGCCTGTACGCGGAATCCAAGCTTGCCGAGTATATCAAGCTTGCCACCGGAGGTACGATCTCGCTGGCTGTAAAGTACATCAAAAAGGCCGCACAGGCCATGCTCTACGGCTGCACATCCGATACGAGCAAGGAAAATCTGAAATTCTCGGCAAAAGACATCGCAAACTATGTCGGCGTCGGCTTTTACGCGCCGGATAAGATCGACGGCGTGACCAAATACACCTGCGTCTGGGTGCCGAAAGCGCTGTTTGGCCCACCCTCGCTGTCCTACCAGACCAAGGGCGAGAACATCCAGTTCAACACGCCGACCACGACCGGAGAATTCCTCGCAGACGATTCGACCGACGAGCTGCTGCTCGAGACCGAGACCGTCGACACCGCGGCGGAGGCCGTTGCCTGGATCAAGGGAAAGTTGGGTGAGACCTGATGGAGACGACCAAGCTCAACACCGTCGACTATGAACTTGAGGGCCGGGTCTACCGGCTCTCCTGCAACATGAACGTCATTGCCTACGTGCAGGACGAGTATGACGGGAATCTTCTTCAGGCGCTCGACCGGGTCCGCGGGATCAAGAGCACACTGGCATTTCTGGCCGGTATGCTGACCGACGCGGCAGACTCGCAGGGGATTAAGGATGAAAACGGCCTGCCGCTGGTATTTACGCGGAAGCAGCTGGGCCGAAAGCTCACGCTCACGCAGACTGTAGAGGCCGGAAAGCTGATCTATCCGCTGGTCAGGGCCGAAGTATTGAAGAACGCGGGGGCCGAAATGAAACCGCAGGAAGACGAAACGAAACCGCAGGAAGACGAAAAAAACTGACACAGCCGGGGGAACCGAAGCCGAACGGCTTTGATTTCCCCGGCTATCTTGCCATTTGGCTGTTCCGGCTGCACCTGCCGGAGCGGGACTTCTGGAAGACCATGAGCCCGCGCCGCCTGACGCTCCTGCTTGACGCACTGGAGCCGCCCAAAAAGCCGGAAGAGCCGCAGAGCCTGTCCGCCTACATCAACGGAGGCACATAATATGCCAAACATCAACACAAGATTTACGCTTTCGGGCGAAAAAGAATACAAGCAGGCCATTTCCGAGATCGGCAGCGGCATGAAGGTGCTGGACTCGGAGATGCGAAAGGTGCAGTCGGCCTACGCGCAGAACGCCGACAGCGTCGAGGCGCTGGGCGCGAAAAACGACGTGCTCGAGCGAAAGATCTCCACACAGACGGAGAAAATCGAGTATCTCAAGGCTGCGCTCCAGCAGTCGGCCGAGAAATACGGCGAGGCAGACAAGCGAACCATGCAGTGGCAGACCAGCCTCAACAACGCCGAGGCGGATCTGAACAGCCTCAACAATCAAGTCGACGAAAACAAGCAGAAGATCGCGGACTCCGGCAAGGAGATGGGCAACCTCGGCGACGTGGTGAACGGCCTGACGTCTAAGCTTGGCATCCAGCTGCCGGACAGCATGAAGTCCTCCATGAACGCCATGGGGAACCTCGATACCTCCGCGCTGGCGATGGCGGGCGGCTTCGCTGCCGTCGCGGCGGCGATCGTCAAGGCAGAAAAAGCCATGATCTCCATGACGAAGGAGTCCGCCGCCTTTGCCGACAACATCATCACGCTTTCCATGCAGACCGGGCAATCGACACAGCAGCTGCAGGAGTTTTCCTACGCAACCGAGCTGATCGACGTCTCCGTCGATACCCTGCAGGGCAGCCTCCGCAAGCTGACCAACAACATGCAGGACACGATGAACGGCACGGGCAATGCAAAGGCATCCTTTGAGGCACTGGGCGTCTCCGTGACCAATGCCGACGGCAGTATGCGCAGTGCGAACGACGTTTTTTATGAGACGATCGACGCGCTCGGAAAGGTGAAAAACGAAACCGAGCGGGACGCAATGTCCATGGACATTTTCGGACGCTCCGCGCAGGATCTGAATCCGCTGATCATCCAGGGATCGAAAACCCTCAAGGCCTACGCAGACGAGGCACACAACGTCGGCTACGTGCTCGACGACGAGGCGCTTTCCGCACTCGGAGCGGTCGACGACGCATACCAGCGCCTGCAGAAGACACAGGAGGGCGTCAAAAACCAGCTGGCCGCCGAGTTCGCGCCGTACCTAGAGGAATTTTACGGCGACGCGACACAGGGCGTGAAGGATCTCGGGAAGGCGATCAAGGATTCCGGAATCGTCGACGCCTTCGGCATGCTGCTTGAGACCGTCGGCGATATCCTCAATCCCATGTCCGACCTGTCCAACAACCGCGTCCCGGCGCTGACCAAGGCGCTGCAGCCGCTGGCAAAGGTCATGGCGCTCATGGCCGACGCGGCGGAGCTGCTCAAAGGCGTCATCAACTTCGGCACCGGCCACATCGGCGAAGGCTGGGGGCAGATGAAACACGCGCTAGGCTTCGGCTACAGCAGCGGGGACGGGAACAACTACCAGAATCTGCTCGACGGCTACGCCGAACAGCAGTGGGGCCAGAGCGCGTCCGACCTTTCCAAGGCCTACGAAGAGGCCGTCGCCCGCGGCGACTCGTCGACCCTCGGTATCACAGAGGACGAATGGCGCAGGCGGTATCTGGGCGGCAACGCCTCCGGCACGGACAACTGGTACGGCGGCTTCACCCGCGTAAACGAAAACGGCCCGGAGCGGATCTATCTCCCATCCGGCTCCCGCATCCAGACCGCCAGCGAGACCCGCTACACCTCCGGCGATACCTACAACACCACCGTCTACGTCGACCACGTCGACGACCTCGACACCATCCTCCGCATCGCCAAAAACGCACGCATCACAACTAGAATGGGGGCGAAGTAAATGCCGACGTTTACAGTGCAGGCGAGTGGGTCGACGGCAGTTGCAAAGAACCACCCGAATACAAACTACTCAAATCTTACACAGTACAAGTTGTTTGCGGACCCGTTTACGGGGGAAGCAGGAAACGTCAAACAAGGGGATAACATATATATCAAATTCCCTGTGCCGGGAGATGCGTACAAGTTTAAGCGGGTAAGCAAAGTAACGCTTTCGTTTTACGCACAGCCGACAGAAGATAGCGGAAATGGGTACAAGCAAATCTGGACGTATGTAAATGCGTTGAAAAGCCAATTTGATACGAGCGCGATAACGTATGCAACGAGACCGGAAGTCAGCCAAACATATACCGGGATTTCAGAGCATGCAGATGGAAAGTGGACTGCGTTAAACGAAATTGTGCAGCTGAACGCGGTTTTTGATCTGGCACAATACAGGAGCAAGAAGGAAGAAGTAAAAGAGGGGATAGAAAACGGGTTTGTCGTTGCGTTTCGTGGCGCTGTATCAGGAACAAGCGAAGCTGTTTTTTACGGAGAAAAGTCAACACGCAAGCCATTCCTGACGTGTGAATACTCGAATGATAATGTCGGCATAAAAGCAGACAATTTATCGCCATCGGCAGGGGCATTCGTAAATCGAGCGCAAAAAAACACATTTACATGGGACGCCGAGGATGACACAGATCTCACGCAGGTCTGCTTCGCAGAGGTGAAACAAACCTCCGCCGTCTTCGAGTGGCGCGTAAAAAATGCGAGCGCCTCAAACACAATCAGCGTCTCCGGCGCGACGACCGCCTGCACGGTCCCAGCAAATACATTCCCGTCCGGGACGATCGAGTGGCGCGTAAAGGCGACGGCGAACAGCGGCACGACAACAACGTCCGCATGGCAGGAGATCACGGCCACGGACGTCACCCCGACGGCCAAGCCGGTCTCCCCATCCGGCATCGTCATCGACGCCACCATCGTCAACCGCTTTAGCTGGCAGCACATCATTTCCACCGGCACGCCGCAGAGCAAGGCCGACCTGCAGTGGTCCGCCGACGGCACGACCTGGAACACGCTCGCGACCGTCACCGGAGAAAATCAGTACTACGACGTGCCCGCGAACACCTTTACGAGCGGGACGAAATACTGGCGCGTGCGCACCTACAACACCGACGGCACGGCCTCGGCGTGGAGCGAAAAGGCCGAGTTTATCGCCATCAACGCCCCGTCGGCCCCGTCCATCGTCATCCAGTCTACCGGCCCGCGCCCGCGCATCACCTGGCAGACCTCCGAGCAGGAAGCCTATCAGCTGACGCTGTCCAGCGGCTACGCCTCCGGCACGGTCTACGGCACGGAGAAGGCATGGCGCTCGCCGGTCTACCTCGCCGACGGCAGCTACACCGTCCGCGTGCGCGTGCAGAACAAGTACGGCATGTGGTCCGAGTGGAGCGCAGCCGCGCTCCCCGTTTCGCACACCGAGGGCGAGGCAATCACACTGTCGGTCGACGCGGCCCACGAGGCCGCGCTCACCTGGCAGACCGCCGGGAGCTACAATTTTTACCTCGTCGAGCGGGACGGCGTGACCATCGCCCGCACCGTCCAAAAGCAGTACATCGACCACACCAGCATCGGCTCCGTCACCTACCGCGTCCGCGGCTGCTACGACGAAAGCGATAACTACGGCGTGTCCAATTCGGATACCGTCGAGATCCTGCCCGAGACCAACATGATCTGCGACCTCGAGACCGGCATCTGGCTCGAGATGCGCCTGTCCGAAACGCAGCTGCGCACCAACCGAACCAGTTTCTCGGCCGGGGTCTCCACGGTCCATCTGGCCGGTCTGGCCTATCCCATCGAGGAGCGCAGCGAGCAGCGCGACCGCGCCCTGTCCGTCGCATGCGCTTGGCCGCACGCGCAGCGGGCCGCCGCCCTTGCGCTTGAGGCCCTTGTCGGACGCCTCGTCTGCCTCAAAGACCGCTACGGCAACATGGTCATCGGCTCGCTCCCGTCGCTCGAGAGCAACTGCGACGAGTTCATGCGCCGCTATTCCTTCACCATCTCGCACACGAACCGGGAGGAGGCGATCACCCTTGACCCGTGACGTCTGCTTCCGCGTCGACGTACTCAGAAACGGCGCGCCCATCACCCACCTCCAATGGGACACCGGCAGCGCCCCGCAGATCATCGCCAGCCGCGACGCGACGATCCACACCAGCATCAAGGGCACCTTCCTCGTCAACGACGCGGTCGACTACCTCTCCGACGAGCTCCAGCCTGTCATGACCATTGACGGGCAGGAGACGCCCCTCGGCATCTATCAGGCCGCGACCCCGAGCATCAAGGGCGCGGCCGGTCAGAAGCGCGTCGAGGTCGAGGCCTACGACCGTTGCTGGCGCGTCTACAGCAACCGCACCGAGACCATCCTGCACCTGTCCGCCGGTGCGTCCTATCTCACCGAGATCCGCAAGCTGCTCACCGCCTGCGGCGTCGCGCTCGTCATTGCGACGCCGTCGGACGCGACGCTGCAGACCGACCGCGAGGACTGGGATGTCGGCACGAGCTACCTGACCATCGTCAACGACCTGCTGGCCGAGATCAACTACAACAGCCTCTGGTTCGACGCCTCCGGCGTCGCCCGTCTCGAGCCCTATCAGGAGCCGAGCGCGCAGAACATCGACTGGTCCTACGGCACGACGGACCTCTTCCTTCCGGACCGGCATCCGGGGCCGAACTTCTCAGATGAGGAAGACATCTTCGACGCGCCGAACGTCTTCATCTGCGTCTGCTCCAACCCGGATCTGGAGCAGCCCATGGTCGCAACGGCCGTCAACGACAATCCGCAGTCGCGCAAGTCCACCTTCCGGCGGAACATGCGCATCGCCTCGCTCATCAAGGTCGACAATATCGCCTCGCAGGAGGAGCTGCAGGCCTACGCCGACCGCATGCGCAACGAGTCGCTCCTTTCCGCCCGGGCCATCACGTTTTACACGCTCAATGACCCCGGCCACGGCATCGGTGACGTCCTCGCGCTCACGCACGACGACATCGGCGGCATTTACCTCGAGACCGGCTGGCAGATGCAGCTGTCAGCCGGAAGCCTCATGACACACTCTGCAAAAAGGACGGTGATTGCGTAAATGGAAGGCGTCGACAGCCTGTACACCGAAGAACCCGAAGAGCAGCAGACCGAAGAACAGCAGCAGCCGTTCCAGCTGGCCGTCATTGCGACGGTCGAGGAAGACGGCCTGACCCTAACACCTGACGGCGCGGAGGAGCCGACCGAGAAGCATTTTAAATGCAACACCGGCATCAACTTTGCCGCCGGACAGCGCGTGGCCGTCCTCGAACTGTCCGGCAGCAAGGTCGTCATGTTCCCGATCGGCAACCCCGGCGCGGACGCGCCGGCGAAGATCCCAACCGGCGGTACGGCCGGGCAGGTACTCAAAAAATCGTCCGACAACGACTACGCGCTCACCTGGGGCAGCATCACCGGCCTCCTGCCGACCGGAGGAACGAGCGGGCAGATCCTCAAAAAGTCAGGAAACGCCGACTACGCCGTCGAATGGGGCGACATCAACGGTGCTCTGCCGTCCGGCGGAACGAAGGGACAGGTGCTCAAAAAATCCAGCGCCACCGACTACGCCGTCACCTGGGGAAGCCCCGACGGCATCCTGCCGACCGGCGGCACCGATGGTCAGGTCCTGCTCAAAAACGGCGCGAGCAACTACGCCGCCAAGTGGGGCAGCATCACCGGCGCGCTGCCGACCGGCGGCACATCCGGTCAGGTGCTGAAAAAATCCAGCGCCACCAACTACGCTTGCACGTGGGGCGACGTCGCCGGAACGCTTCCGAGCGGCGGAACCGACGGCCAGGTGCTACTGAAAAACGGATCGACAGCCTACGCCGCGAAGTGGGGCACGGTATCCGCCGCAGGACTCAAGAGCGGATACAATTCACTGGAGCTGAAAACAAAAACCCTGACGCCGTCCTCGAACGGCTTTGAGATAGGGACATCGAGCTATCCCGTGACAGTCAGGGGAGACGAAATCGTGCTGTACTACAGCGCATACCGCTACTGCACCCTTGCGTGCAACTCATCCGGGAAGCTGACCGTCAACGGCACAGCCATCAACTAAGGAGGGCATCATGAAATTATACGACATCGCGCTCGCGGCAAAGCCGCTGCAGAAGCTCATCGAACAGGACTTGCCGCTCCGGCAGGCCTATCAGCTCGCCATGCTGGCGACCAGGCTCAACCCAACACTCAAATTCTACGGAAAACAGCTCATGAGCGGGCGGCCGCAGGCGGAGCTGAACGAGCTGGACGCCGACACGCTCCCCGAGCTGCCGCACATCACGCTTCCGCTCGACCTCGATATCCGGCTTTCCGCCGGGGATATCAAGTGCCTTGAGCCGTTTGTGACCTTCGAAGGAGCTGATAACGCATGATCACCATCCACTGCTCCCGCGCGTGCGCGCATCTGGCGTCGCCGCCGGAGCTTTTGACGGCGGGGATGAGCAAAGCCGTGACCGTTGAGTTCGTCTTCTCGCCCGATTGGGACGGGCTGACGAAGACCGCCGTCTTTACCAACGGCAAGACCACCGTCGACGTTCTGGCGGCGAGCTGGGACGGGGATACTGTTCCTGTCCCGCACGAAGTTCTCGCCGTCCCGGGCCGCCACGCCCGCGTGGGCGTCTATGGCGCGAATGAAAGCGGCGTCATCCTGCCGACTGTCTGGGTGAGCCTCGGCAAAGTCCAGCCCGGCGCGGATCCGTCAGGCGACGCCTCGGCCGACCCGTCCCTGCCCGTCTGGGCGCAGCTACAAAACCAGATCGGCGATCTGGACGACCTCAAGACCTACAACAAGGACAACCTTGTCGCCGCCATCAACGAGGCCCGCAACTCCGGCGGCGGCTCTGGTGGCGGGGGCATCCAGTCGGCACAGATCGACGCGATCCTCGTGATGACAAAATCCGAATATGACGCGCTGGACAAAAAGGACGCGCGGACACTGTATCTGTTGGAGGGATAACATGCTGGCAGTTGGACTCAAACGCATTCTGGAGCTGTTCATCGGCTCCATGGGCATCAAATCCGCCCACCTGGGCACGAAAGCCATCTACGAAAGACCGGGCGGATTTTTGTACATTGAACTCACAAGCGAAGAAAGGGGATAAATCCAGATGGCAAGTTTTTTCAATCTGACACTTGATACGCTGGCACCTGCCGGCCTATCGCTGATCCTGAACGACGGTGCACAGTACGCGACCAGCGCGACCGTCACGGCGAAGATCTCTGTCTCCGACGAGACAACGACGGGATACCAGATGAAGATCTGGGGCACGAAGACGGCGGAGACCGAGGCGGAAGCGTCGTGGGAGACATTCGCCAAGACAAAATCCATCACGCTGCCCGACGGAGACGGCCTCAAGACGATCTATGTCAAGATGCGCGACGACGTCGGCAACGAAACGGCCGCAGTCAGCGACACAATCACGCTCAACACGTCGATTCCTGCCGTGACCATCACCGGCCCCGACAAGAGCAGGATCTCGAAGGTCACGGGCTACGATGCAGCGGCGTTCTCCTTCGTCTGCGACGTGGACTTTGAGGAATACACCATTCGCGTCGTCCCGGCGACGAGCAGCCTGCACACGGCGGGCACGCAGATCCCGACGACGGGCGGCTCCACCAACGTCAGCGGCACGGAGGGAGGCTACAAGAAGAACACCGCCATCAACGTCACTGTCAAGGGCGCGGACCTCGAGGCAGCGTCTTCCGGCGACGGCACGAAGATCGTCAAGGTCTTCGTCAAGAACGCCGCCGGGACCTGGAGTGCCGCCTGATGGCCGCGCCGCAGCTGACATTCTCCATCACGGGCAACAAGATCTCGGCGGTCTCGGGGTTCGACTCGATCACCGTTTCCTTCTCGTCGGACATCGCCTACACGGCCTTCGAGTGCCGCGCGACGAAGTCCGGCGAGGATTGGGGCCGCGGGAAGGGCGCTTTGATCGCGTCCTTCTCCCAGACCCCGGCGGGCACGCAGCGCACCTTTGAGGTTTACGACGATTTTCTGCTTTCCGGTGATGGGGAATACCGCATTTCGTTGTTCGCGCAGGGCGCGGACGGCAGCTGGAACGACAACTACGGCTTTATCCCGCTGGGAGAGTCGCAGGCGCTGAAGACCGCGGACGGCGAGGATTTTCTGTGTATGAAGGAGTGATCGTATGGCTTACAACAGCCAGTTTACCGGCGCGCAGATCGACGAGGCTATCGCCGACGTGCGCAGCAACAAAGACGCGTGGAACGGAAAGCAAGATGTGATCCTCGCCTCCGGTGCGGCCGTCGGGGACCTGATCAAGGTCAAGGCGGTGGACGCCAGCGGGAAGCCGACGGCGTGGGCGGTGGCCGTGGCGGGCACGGACTATATGAAGACCGGCAACATCACCAAGCAGACGCTGGTCTCCGCGGAGACCACGCCGACTGAGAACATGGCCATCAACTGGCAGTATGAGTGAGGAGGCCCCATGGCGCACAAGACATTGATCTCCGGCACGGCCTATTCCGTGACCGGCGGGCGGGATCTGATCGGGGGCACGGGCTACGCGAAGAAGAAAGGCCGGGTGCACGTGGACGGCACCGGGTACAACATCCCGTTTTCCAGCGGCATCCCGCTTTCTACCGTCGCGCTCGGCGATATCCTCATGCTGAACGAATCCGGCAGCCCCGTCCCGTTCTACGTCTGCAAGCATGACTACGAGAGCGGCCTCAACGGCGCAGGCCGGACGCTGGTGGTGAGGAAGGATTGCTATGATATGCGCATTTTCAGTAACCGCAACAACGCCTATGCAGGCAGCGCCTTGGATTCTTGGTTCTGCAACACCTATCTCAAGTTGCTGGATGCTGATATTCAGGCCGCAATCGGCACGACAAAATTCTACTACACCCCCGGAAACGGCAATTACACCGTGACCACGCTGCAGCGCGCGGTGTTCCAGCTTTCCCTTACCGAACTTGGGAAAGCTGACAGGTACGAAGACCAGGAAGGCTCTGCACTACCTATTGCAGGTACGTTGCAGATTGCATACCGCAACGGCTCTGCGGTTATCCAGTGGACGCGAACTCCGCTCAAAGGCAACACCGGCCTCGTGCTTATCTTGAATTCCCGTGGCGGTGTAAGCAGCTACAACTGTGACAGTTTTATGGGTTCCCGCCCAGCTTTCTCTCTCCCCTCTACCACTGCCGTCATAGCCAACCCCGACGGCACCTACACCCTAGCAGCATAAAGGAGGTCTCACATGGGCGCACACCACATTTTGAAAGACGGCACATCCTACGCCATCAAAGGCGGCACCGACCTGATTGCTGGTACAAGTTACCAAATCTGGGGGGGTCGAACGCTGGTGAATGGGACGGGCTATAAGATAGGATTCGCAGAGCCAGTATATCATCAAGTAACCGTAACAGGAACCAAAAGCTATTTCCAAGGGGTTGTATATAACGGAAAAACATATTTGCCGAAGAGCAGCTTTGAAGTGCTCGATGGAGAAACAGTGTATGTTTCCGGTTCAAAGTCCAATGCAGAAATCTTCTACGACAATGAAACTGTTGCAAGATACAACCCTAGGACAGGAAAGGTAGAATACACATTTGCCCCAAAGGGAGATACAGAAATCTTCAACCCAGGATCAGGATATATCTACATAACGACACTCAATAGTTAGGAGGTCAACATGATCTACTTCAAGGCAAACAACACCGAATACCCGGCCAGCATTGCCGGGAAAGTCACCGACCGGGACTGGGGCGGGCGCGAAAGCAAGGCCGTCACGCTCGAAATGACCCACGCTGCCGCCGTGCAGCTGTTTACGGACGGGCTGGCATGGTCCATCGTCCAGCGCGATACCGTCCCCGTCTACGACACCGACGGCAACCCCACCGGCAAGACCGAAGAGCAGGTCCAGGAATGGGACAACGCCGACTACTGCGTCGCAGGTCCCATCACCGACAACCGCGACGGCACGTGCACCTGCAAAATGGGCAAAAAAACGGCCAGCGACGTGCTGGAGGAACTGGAGGCTACCTATGACGGAAACTAAGCTTACGCAGATCAAATCGGCCATCACCGACGGCAAGCTCGTGCAGGCGGCGGGCGGCATCACGGAGGACGTGACGCAATCGGACAAGCTGGGCTACGACTGGCGGAACATCTACGTCAATAAGATCCTCGTCCGTCAGGTGTACATCGAGCAGGACGTAAAACAGGGCACGGCTGACAATCCGATCGCGTGGGCCCCCAGAATGGCCCTCATCCAGAACGCCTACTACACGCACAACGGCGAGATCAAGGTCTGGATGGGCGAGGCAGGCGCGAGGGCAAAGTGGACGGATGCGGCCTTCGTGCCGATCTGATAAACGCAGAAGGGAGAAAATCAGATGGACCTGCAGGATCTGAACGTTGCCGTCGCGGAGATCCGCGGCAATGTCGACCGGAACACCGGCCGGATCAAGGATCTCGAGAAGAAGACCGACGCCGTGGCCAAGCTGGCCGAGGCCGTCGCCGTCATGGCCGAGCACATGAAGACGCTCGACGACAAGATCGACGGCATGCAGACGAGCGTCAACAGCCTCACGGCCAAACCCGCGAAGAACTGGGACGCGCTCGTCAAGATCGCGCTGACTGCGCTGGTGTCCGGCCTCGTCGGCTGGGCGCTGAGCAAAATTCTGTAACACGCGCCGCAAGGCGTGAAATTTGAAAGGAGAAAAATACTTATGAACGCAAAATGGTGGAAAGCCGCGGGCATCCGCGCACTGAAAACGGTATGCCAGACGGCAGTCGCAACGATCGGCACGAGCGCGATCCTGTCCGAAGTTAACTGGATTGCCGTTGCCTCCGCCTCGGCGCTGGCGGGCATCCTGTCCCTGCTGACAAGCGTGGCGGGCCTGCCGGAGGTCAAGGAAGAATGAAGACTATGCCGCCGCAGATCGTAGACAATTTCACAAGCGTCAACATCTACCGGGGCGGCAATAAGCCGCAGTATCTGGTCATCCACTTCTTCGGGGCCCTCTCCAGCGCCTATGGCGCGTCGGAGTGGTTCAAGGCCCCGGAGGCGCAGGCGTCCGCGCACTACTGCGTGGATGAGAAGGACGTCATCTACCACTGCGTGCCGGATACCGACATGGCGTGGCACTGCGGGGCCGTGGGCGGCCTGCACTACCGGCATCCGAAGTGCCGCAACTGCAACTCCATCGGCATTGAGCTGCGCCCGCAGAAGCTCGACAGCAGCCGCCTGAACGCGAACGACAAGGACTGGTACTTCGACCGCCGCGTCATCGAAAACGCCGTATGGCTCACCGCAAAGCTCATGCGGCAATACAATATCCCGCTGGAGAACGTCATCCGCCACTATGACGTCACCGGAAAGATCTGCCCGGCCCCGTTTGTCGGACCGGCGCATAACATCTACTACGGCACCTCCGGCGACCGCCAGTGGCAGGAATTCAAGGCAAGACTGCAGGAGGAGACAGCCATGAGATACGAAAAGCTGCGGGACGTCGACAACCAGACGTACCGCCAGACGCTGGACAAGCTGGTCAGCAAGGGCCTGCTTAAAGGAAAGGGCGGCACGGGCGAAGACCTGACGCTCGATCTGAGCGAGGACAACGTCCGCATGCTCGTCATCCTGGACCGCACCGGCGTCTTCGACAAGTAAGCAGAACTCCGCCAGTCGAGCGGGCGGAGAAAGGGAGTGACGCAACATAACTGCGCGCCTGGCTCTGCCGAAGGAGCTGGAACACCTCACGCGCAGCGACTGGGAGCGCGTCACCGACGAGGGCATACTGGATCAGATCGATCAGCAGATCGTGAAGCTTTATATCGTGCGCAGGCTCCCGCAGATGGACGCCGCCGCCGAGATCGGCGTCGACCGCAAAACCATCTCCCGCCGCCTGCCGCACATCTACAATATCGCCCGCCGCCTGGTAGGGAAAACGGACAAAGAGAAAGCGCCATGAGCAACGGCTCATGGCGCTTTTTCTATGCCCGCATGTCCCACAAATGGTACACAGATGTCCCGGAAATGTCCCCCATAAAAACCGGGGAAGCGGCAGAATGAGAGTAGGAGCTGGCCAGCTTACTACTTTTACCGGAGGATTTTTTATGGAATACGCAAGCAAGGGACTCGCGGGGACTGCGCTGGGCTTTGGCATCGGCGGCGCCGCGCTGGGTCTGGCAAACGGCGGCCTTGGCAATCTGCTGGGCGGCCTCAACCAGAACAAGAGATCGGAAGTCGCTGACGTCGCTGCGGCGGTCACGCCCGCCATGACGGTCGCCGCCATGCTCGCCGCACGGCAGCAGGAGCCGACGTGCAGCGAGAACATGCCGGTCACGCGCTACGATCTGGAGCGCGAACAGAAGCTGGCCGCGAAGGACAGCGAGATCGCGCTGCTCAAGGCCAACACGTACAACGACGGCAAGATGCTGGAGATGTACGGTTATATCGACGGGCAGCTCAAGGACGTCCGTGAGGCGCTGTGCAAGCAGGCCGTCCACAACCAGCGCACCGAGGACAGCTTCGCGCTGGTCAAGCAGGACGTCGAGTCCGTCCGCAAGGAAGCAATTGATGCGGTCAAGATGGAGGCCGAGCGCCGCTGCTGCGGTGACAATTCCATCGTGACGTATGTCAACGCGACCTTTTATCCCAAGCAGGTCGCCGACGTCACCACCGGAACCGCGACCACGGCGCAGACGCTCTACGATCCGCTCCCGAAGTGCGGCTGCTGCAACAAGTAAACGCAGGGGGCGGCGATAGCCGCCCCAATCCTTAAAGGAGGGAAGCTGCAATGACAGTGACGATCGATCAGGCCATGCGCGGCGCGATGCGCTACGCAGACAATGAGGTCATCCCGCACCTGCCGGGCGGCAAGGGCATCGGGGCCGGGATCATGCTGGCGCTCATCATGGAGGGCAGCCGCGAAAAGATCCTTGCGCTGCGCGAGAATCCCACGGTCAAGATGATGCAAATCTTTGACGACGCTGGAAACATCGACCTCGACAAGCTCTACAACGCGGCCAGGCCGCGCTTTGAAAACAAGCTGACCGTATCCGTCCCGCTGCTGGGCGATATGCGGTTTGACCAGAACGACGTCGATAAACTCTACCGGTATATCCAGGAGGCATGACACGATGAAAGAATATGTCGAAAAACTTTACACGAAGCTGCACGAGGCCATGGAGAAGCCCGTGACGCTGGGCAGCGCAGAGGAAGTCGGACTGTACGCGAAGACGATCTGCAGGCTCGAAAAGCTGCACGGGCACCACGACGAGCCGGAGGCGGCCACATTTGATCGCGAAACGGCGATGCAGTGGGCAGCCAACATGCAAAACGCCGACGGCACGACAGGCCCGCACTGGACGATGGAACAGACAACGGCCGTGGCCGAGAGCATGGGCATTCAGGAGCCAGTGGTCCCGCGCTGGGCGTGGGGCGTAACCATGAACATGATGTACTCGGACTACTACCCCGTCGCCGTAGAGTTCGGCCTCAACCGCCCGGAGTTCTACGCTGCTCTGGCCAAGGCGTTTCTGCTCGATAAAGACGGCCCGGGGCCGGAACAGAAGCTCATGGCGTATTATGAGCATATCGCAAAATAAAGAAATCCCTCCTGTCACCAGGAGGGATTTCCGCTTGCTATAGAATCTATATTTAGATGGGATTCATTCATGCGTACCAAATAAATGTATAACCATCAATCCGCGAGGGGGTAGAGGGTGACGTGCATGTCGCTGCCGGATTTGGTGTAGGATTTGGTCTGCTTATGGTAGAGGACTTTCTGCAGGACAGTTTTCAGGAGGGCGTTTTTCTCCTGCGGGGATGCGGCGAGCGGGTAGGTCTCGAGGACGCGGCGGACGGCGGGGGCCAGACGGGCGCGGGCCTGTCTGGCACGGGCCAGCTCATGGATCGTGGTCTGGCTAGCCTCGATGCGGTCGACGATGACCTGCTTGTCAGCGGCGAGCGCCTGCGAGCGCTGCAGGAAGATCTCCGGCGTATAGACGCCGGTCTCGACCAGCTCATACGCGCGGGCCTCCTGCGCCTCCAGCTTGGCAAGCTGCTTGCGGTCGGCGGCAATCGAGGACTCGAGCGCGGTGCGCATGGGCGTGTCATCTGGCGCAGCGGCCTCACCGAGCTCCAGCTCGCGCAGCCAGCCACGCAGAGCATCCAGCACGGAGTCCTCCACATCATCATACCACGCGCTGACGGTCGTGCAGCCGTAGGAGGGACAAAGGAGCGTATCGCGGCGGTTGCCGGACGACGGACGGCGCACCATCACGCGGCCGCACTGGTCGCAGCGGACGAGCCCGGCGAGGCTCGTCACGGTCCCCCATGCGCCCTTGCCGCGCGGGCTGGCGCTGGAATAGCTCAGAGCGACGGCCTTGTCATACTGCTCCTGCGAGATCAGGCCGTCGTGCAGCCCTTTATAAAGCTTCAGATTCTCCTGCCGGGTGCGCGGGCGGCTGACGACGACGGAGCCGTCAACGATGCGCTTTGTCTCTGGCCTGCCGCCGGATTTGATCCAGCCCGCATTTGCCGGATTGCGCAGGATATCCAGCACAGAGCCCGCGCGCCAGAGGCTGCCGGAGTTGGTCGGGACGCCGAGGCTGTTCAGCCGCGTGGAGATCGCCTTCGCGCCGATGCGCGCGCAGCCCTCGCCGGTGTACCAGTTGTAGATCTGCTGCAGGATGGGGGCCTGCTCCGGGTGCGGGACGAGCTTATAACCCTTGTCATTCGGCAGCTTCTCACGCGACCAGCCGAAGGGCGTCTTGCCGGAGATCCATTTGCCCTCGCGCAGAGACGCCTCCTTGCCGCGGGACAGGCGGCGCTTGATGGTGTTGTACTCGCGCCGGGACATAAAAAGGCCGAATTCGAAGTACTCCTCATCCATCTCATTGTTTGGATCATAGATCTTGTTCGGCGTGATGATCTTCGTGTTGGAATACTTGAAAGTCTGAGCAATAATGCCCTGGTCGATGGTGTCGCCGCGCGCCAGACGCTCGACCTCCATGACGAGAACGCCCGCATAGTTCCCGGTTTCGACGAGCTGCAGGACCTTCTGCACCTCCGGCCGGACGGCAATGGAGTCGCCGGTCACGACCTCCTCGCAAATCTCAACGACGTTCAGCCCGCGGCTTTCGGACAGCGACAAAAGCGCGGCCCGGTGCCGTTTGAGCGTGTCGGTCTGGCCGAGGGCTTCGGCCTCCATGTCCTTCCGGGACTTGCGCAGGTAAATGATGTACTGCGCGAGCGGGTCGGCGATTTTCCAGGTAGATGTAAATTTCATAAGCAGATTCTCACCACAAGGGCAAAAGGTTATACGGATACCGTTCCGGCGCTGGGCCGGGGCGGTTTGATTTATGCGCGGAACCAGCCGATCGATGGGCTGAGCACGTCGGCCACAAGCGCAAGGGCACACAGCAAAAGAATACCCAAGAGGATGAGCGTCACAAGCCGGTGCATGCGCAGGGACTTCTGATGCTGAGCAAGCTGCACACGAAGCGCCGCGTTCTCGGCGCGGAGTTTTTCAGCATCGGGAGGCTCGGAAGGCTCGGCAGGCTCATCATGCGGGATGCCGAAATACTCATCCATAGAAACGCCCATCTCCCGGCAGATCGGGCCGACCGTGTAAACAGACGGATTTTTGATGTCGCCGCGAAAGAACTGGGAGACGGTGCCGACGGAAAGGTCGGTATTTTCGGCGACGTCCTGATTTGTTTTGTGCGGAGTGATCGTCTGCTTCTGCTCACGGCACAAATCAGATAATTTTTCATTCAAAACATGTCATTCCCCCCAAAAAAGCAAGACGTCTGACTGCAAAAAGCAACTGCCATATCTTTACAAGACTACCGTGGACAGGCTACACTAAAGTTACAGACGGCTCCCGGTCGCCTGCGCAAGCAAAAGCCCGCGCCGTTGTTCGGCCAGCGGCGCGGGCGACATCTCAAAAACCAAGCGCGTACATGAGGCCGGGGATGACGCGGACGAACAGGAAGCAGCCAGCACAAAGCGCAAGGGCAATGACGATGATAACTTTCCGGACTCTGCGGGGACCAGCGACGGCGGACTCGTATTCCTCAGGCGTCATGCCATCCGTGTACTCATCGTAGAGCGGGCGCCCGGCGTCGTCTGTGAACTTGTTATCATAGATCCGGCAAAAATCAACCAGCGTGCCAATGCCCCAAAAGCCGAGCGTAAAGAGCCAAAGAAGCCCCGTCCAGATCTTGCCGACATAAAACCGATGTGCACCGAAGCCGCCGAGGAAAATACAGAGCAGCAGCGCAGTCGAGCGCTTCTTCTGCGCGGGCTGGCGGGGATCCCGCGCGCGGGACTCGGCCTTCGCCTGGTCGCGGATGTAATTCACGGTCCCACAGCCGCAGTACGGGCAGATCAGAGCCTCATCGTCGATCTCCTTGCCGCATTTGTTACAGTACATAAAACCTCCTACGGATCACAATCCTTGCACGGCGTGTACAACGCGGCGGCCTCTTCACGCGAGCCGGTGAAGCTGCCGCGGTTCTCGGGGTTCATCTGGTCGACGTGCGAGCAGCCGGGAAGATGGAAAACGCCGCTGGACTTGTTGTAGATATACGTGTGGATGCTGTCGCCGGTCGCACCGGAGATGGCCGGAGCCTCTGCGGGAAGCGTGCCAGGGAGGAACGAAACAAAATCGCCGACGATCGGTTCCAGCGGCTCCACGTCGAGCGGGTCACCGCCGATGCTGGCGTAATACTCGGCCTGCGCCTCGGCCTGTTCCACGTCTGTATATTCCGCGCTGCCGGTAAAGGCCGGATCCGCGGCGGGGAGCACAGCGGCGTCGGCCGCCGCGCGAAGCTCTGCGGGCGAAGATTTGTAAGAGCGGGCGGCGGAGATCGTGTCCGCCAGACGGAGCAGCCCGACCCAGCCGACAAAGGCCAGCACACAGCAGACCAGCACAAGCAGAACCCTGCGCCATGTCTGTTTCATGGCAAAACCTCCAGTTTAATATGTAAATTTTTGTAGACTCTCATAATTGTAATTAACGAACGTATGTTCTAATATAATCATGCGAGTCAGGGAAAGGAACCTACAAATATTGTAAGCCACCGCCGAGGAAAGCACAACCGGGAAAATGAACAAAAAATGAACGGTATTTTTGTGGAAGAATGGGGGAACGGATAGAATGACGCGAAGTTTTTACCTGCAGGACATCCGCCGCATGCTGCGGCTTGCGACGACGGAACAACTCGATCTGGTCTGGCGCTTCCTGCGCGGGCTGGTCGCATAGAGAAAAAAGAGCCGAGGGCGGTCATCCGTCCTCGGCCATTTTTTTTGCGATCTCGGCGAGCAGCTGCCATTCGTCGACGCTGAGCTTGCTGATGATCGATACAAACCGCTTGCGCGGCGAGTCGTCCGGGTCGTGCATGACGACGCCCATGAACTCGGCGATCTCCTGATTCCGCGTCAGCTTCTGTTTCATCTCGCCCTCACCAGTGCGGAGCCAGGTCTCGCTCACACCGTATTCACGGCAGATATCAGCGATTGTGCGATCACTTGGCTGCTTTGCACCGGAGCACAACGATGAGACGAACTGAGACGAGACGTGAAGAGATTCGGCAAACTTCGTCTTTGTAAAGCCAAGCTCTTTGATTAAGAAATCAATCCGCTGATTGATGGTTTCCATTGTTATCCCTCCTTATGAAACTAGGTTACCACACGGAGGAACAAAAGTCAAGAAATAAATGAAACTTAGATTCAAAATAATGCTTGACAATGAAACTAAGGCGTGATAATATGAATCTAGGTTACAGAGAACAGAAACCAATGCGAGGTGAAAACAATGTCCGAGAAGGAAAAGCAGGCAATCGAGAACCTGAACAAGAGCACCGAGAAGCTGACGCCGGCACAGATGCAGCGTCTGAGCGATATTGCCTATGGTATGGCGCTGGCAAAGGAAGCCAAGCAGGAGACCGAGCAGGACAAGCAAACTGCGTAAAGCTGTAAAATCTGGAAAAACTAACGCCGGAAGGAGGCTGAACCATGAGAAAGCCGTATGACCCGATCGCGGACGAAGAGCCGCACATCGTGGCCGAGTATCATTTTCCAAACTGCACGGCGTATATCGCGGACAACTACCTGCGACGCCTGACGCCGGAGCAGAAAGAAGCCAACCGGCAGGCTGCCCGCCGCGTGGCGTGGCAGATCCTCGAGCGGGCTGCAGCCGAAGGGCGTCTGCCCGCGGCCAGCAATTAAACGCGCCGTAAGGCGCGTACATAGGAGTCGATATTATGGCGAACATCAAGACCTACAACCTGACGCTGGATGCGCAGGAGATGCATGATCTGATCGAGGCGGCGCTGGTGTGTGAGTGCCAGGCTGCGCAGATCATAAACGGGCTGAAGCGCAAAGGGCTTGACCTGGACGCGCAGAAGTTCGTTACACAAAACGCCCGTCTGTCGCGGCTCGTCAGGCGGATGCAGGAGACGGAGGCGAAGGCATGAAAAAGCTGCTTCTGACAACGGAAGAATGGCTGCATCTCAAGTGGATGCTCGAAAGGAACATGATCCGGATGGATGCGGATGCGTTCCGTCTCAAAGAGGGAGAGCCGGGCAGCGAAGCATGGCGGGAAGCCATCGGGAAAGAACTCGAGAGAATTGAGAAGGAACACAGGAATATCGAGCAGATGCTGGAAAAGATCGAAGCGGCAGAGACCGTACAGACCGCAACGGATGAAACGGAGGAGAAGAAATGAGAACCAATCTTGCGGAACGGCTCGGGTATGAGCCGGAGGAAGAGACCAGGGAGCGGCAGGAGCGGCTGCTGGAGGAGCTGCGGTACCGGGAGGCCATGCGGCGGGTGGCGAAGACCTGCTGCGTGTGGCTGGGCGGCGCGGCCTTTGTGCTGGCGGTGATCGCCGGGTACGCAGAGATGACCGACGCCTGCGTCGCGACCGGCGCGATCGCGCTGGGCCTGACCACCTACGGGATCCTGTGATGGACGAGCCAAAGATCACGGTCGAGCTCCGGCCGGATCAGCTGGACGATATCGTCGACGCCGTCCTGGCCTTTGCCGATGACTGCGCCAATGACCGGGAGATCCTGCAGAGCATGCCGCGCGTCGACCGGGATACGGTCGAAGACCTTCTACGGCGCGAGTCGGCGCTGCAAACGCTCGCGGCCTGGCTGCAGCACGTACAGGAGGAAGCGAAGTGAATTATTTTGCGCCGCGCATGCGGCCCATCCCGCCGCCCTGCGGCCGGAACTGCCCGGACCGAAGCGGCACATGCCGCGCCGGGTGCTGCACCTGGACGCTCTACGAGAGCATCCGGAACCACATCTACGACGTCAACCACCGCGACAGGGACAGCCTGCAGCCCGATCTTGCAGCGGGAAAGCAGATGGTCCATGCCGACAACCAGATAAGGAGGCGCAAACACATTGCGAAATAGCATCGATTACCCCGGCGAGCGGGCAGCCAGACGGCAGCCGATCATCGCGCAGGCCGGATACACCGGCAAGAACCACTACGCAGTGGAGTACCACGGCAGGAGGCTCACGGTCCGCGCCTCGGACGAGCTGGCAGCCCTCTTTACCGCGGCCAAACACTGGGGCTATAAATTCACACGCCCGGAGTACCATCAGAACGCCCGCGCGACCAAGCTCCACTACACGCCGGACACCCGGCCGGGGGCGCTGGTATGAGCGCGCAGGGGAAGCCGCTGCGCTGTGAGATCATCCACGATAATTTCCAGAATTATAAGAAATACAACGTGCCGAAAGCGCAGCTTGTGATCGCGGATATCCCATACAACATTGGCACGGACGCATATGGCTCGAATCCCATGTGGTACAAGGGCGGAGACAACGCCAACGGAGAAAGCAAGCTCACGAAAAGAGCTTTTTTCAATTCGGACGGTTATTTCAAGATCGCAGAGTATATGCACTTCTGTTCCAGGCTGCTGAAGCCGGAGCCGAAGGAAAAGGGAAAAGCCCCGGCTATGATCGTATTTTGCGCGTTCGATCAGATACATACAGTCGCAGAATACGGCGCGCGGTACGGCTTTAAAAACTGGTATCCGCTTTTCTTCTGCAAGAATTATTCCGCGCAGGTGCTTAAAGCCAATATGCGGATTGTCGGCGCAACGGAATTCGCGGCCGTCCTGTACCGGGACAAACTGCCGAAATTCAACAACGGGCGGCAGATCGGAGAGGGCGGGAAGCCCATTCGAGGAACTGGGAAAATGGTGTTCGACTGGTTCCAGTGGGAACGGGACGGGAAAGACATTCCGAAGATCCACCCCACGCAGAAGCCGGTGAAGGTGCTCCGGCGGCTGATCGAGATCTTTACGGATTCCGGTGAGCTCGTGATTGATCCATGCTGCGGCTCCGGTTCGACGTTACGCGCAGCTGCGGAGGCAGGCAGAAGCGCAATCGGCTTTGAAATTGATAAGAGTTTCTATCTGGACGCAAAAGAGAAAATGCTGGCTGGAGTACGGGAAGCACAGAAAACGGCCAAGGACGCTGGCAGCCAGATAACGATCGGCGAAATAGCAGAGGCCGCACGGCAAGGAGAGAGACCGGTATGAGGCTAGTGTGTGACTGCTGCAACGATATCACCAACATCGAGGCCGACCGGATGGAGATCCAGGGCGACAAGCTGATGGCGTACAGCCGCGGGCGGATGGTCTACGTTGCGGATCTGGGGCAGATCATGCTGGCCAAGCTTACGCCGGGGAGGGAGGAAAAACCATGACAGGCAAGGAAATCGTGCAGGCGCTGCGGTGCTGCGCAGAGGGCGAGTGCAAAGACTGCGCCATGCATGAGGATACGCAGCGCTGCCAAGAGAATTTATTGGACAAAGCCGCTGAAGCCATCGAGCGCCTGACCGCCGAGAACGCGGCGCTGCGGGAGAAACAGCGGTGGATTCCGGTGACGGAGCGGATGCCGGAACTTGAAGTGCCTGTACTTGTGTTAGACCGGCGCGGGAACATGATTGTCCGAACACTGCGGCGGCTGGTATCCGATAAAGAAGCCGTGTTTCGCCCAGACGGGCTCGCTCCGCGAAAAAACATCACCCACTGGATGCCGCTGCCGGGAGCGCCGGAGGCACACAATGGAAAAGAAAATTCTTGATGTTACGTGCGGTTCCCGCACGATCTGGTTCAACAAAACACATCCGGCCGCAGTGTATTGCGATAGCAGGCGCGAATCATACACTGGAATCTGGAAAAGCACGAAGAATGATTCTGAACGGCAATGTGTGATAGCCCCTGATATACAATGTGACTTCACGGATCTTCCGTTCGCAGATGATACATTCACGCTTGTGATCTTCGATCCTCCACATTTGGAGCGTGCAGGTGAAAACTCGTGGATGCGGAAGAAATACGGTGTGCTAAGCGAAAACTGGCCGCAGATGCTGCATGATGGTTTTCGTGAGTGTATGCGTGTTTTGAAACCGGATGGGGTTTTGATCTTCAAGTGGTCAGAGGTGCAGATTGAGACTAAAAAAGTGTGGGAAGCAATCGGAGAGAAGCCACTGTTCGGGCACAGAAGCGGAAAACAGGCAAAAACATTTTGGGGGTGTTTTATGAAATTAGGCTTGCCGGAAGCGCCGGAGGGAGGAGACAAGCATGAGTAAAGCTGTACTGATCAGCATTCGCCCGAAGTGGTGCGAAAAGATCATAAGCGGTGAGAAAACGATCGAGGTGCGCAAGACGCGCCCGAAGATGGATACGCCGTTTAAGTGCTACATCTACAAATGCGGAAACGGCAAAGTCGTCGGGGAATTTCTGTGCGATCAGATCATCGAAGATCGCACGTATGGGCACAATGAAGAATTTTACAGAGCAGCCTGCATGAGCGCATACGATGCGGCGGCATATGCAATGCAGTCGCCGATGTATGGCTGGCACATCTCAGATTTGCGCGTTTACGATCACCCACGCGATCTGTGGGAGTTTACCGGCCTGCGGGAGACAAAATTCGGAGCAGAACCGGTGCCAATCACCCGCCCGCCGCAGAGCTGGCGGTATGTGGAGGAAGAGCTATGGAACGACTGACAAGTCCTAATATCAACGTAGATCCGGACACTGACCGATTTCTGCACGCCACGATCGGCGGCAAGGAAATCGACTGGAAGCAGTTCCGGGACAGCACGCTCAACGTGCTGATCAACGGCCCAACGAGCAACGGCTTTGGCAAGGATATTTTCCGCAAGATGGCCCGCGATCTGTACGGACGGCTGAAAGCCTACGAGGACATTGCCGAGTTGTGCGGCGGGTTTGACCGCCTCCGCGAGCTTGCCGAGGCCGACAAGGACGGGCGCGTGGTCGTGCTGCCGTGCAAGGTGGGCCAGCGGGTGTTCGCCTTGATGGACATGGATAAGCATATAAGCGAGTGCGAGGTCAAGCGGATTAGTATGGGCAATAAAATCGGCTTTATTGGCCTTGAGCCAATAGGCGCCAGAGGGCGGGAGTATGGCGTAGTGCTAAACGGATTTGGCAAGACCGTATTTCTCACCCGCGAGGAGGCCGAAAAGGCGCTGGAGGCGAGGAAAGATGAAACTTCGTGAGTTCAAGTTCAACGAATTGAAGAATCCGCTTTCGCCTGTAAATCTCTGCGTAAAAGATGGGAAACGCCGATATGAGGAAAGCTCGATAGGCGAGACGCTCCGTTCCTTGCCGTGCGAACTCGCAGACCGGGAGATCAAGGAAACACGTTGGTTTTTCAACACATTCGTGATCGAATTGGAGGATAAAACATGAAAAAACTGATTGCATTGCTGCTCGCTGCGTTTCTGCTACTCGGAACACTTGCCGGTTGCACAACCCGTGAAGCACAGAAGGTAAATCACAACATGAACGTCGCCGCTGATAATTTCAGTTGCGAACGCCGTATCACAGTCTACAACGCCAGAACGGATAAGATCATCCTCTATGCCGAAGGGTATATGTCAATTAGCAATAACAGCGCGTCTGAATTGGTTGTTACTTGCAAAGTCGGTGCAAACGAGTACAAGAAGAACTACATCTACCTGAACGATTACACGCTCTACGTTGTCGAGGACATCACCGGCACGCACGCCGACCCGTATCACTATGTGATTGAGTTCCACACCGAGTTCCCGATTGACGTTGACGTGAAGCCGTAAGGGGGCGAGGAAAGATGGTTGAGGTACATTGGTTACAGATACTCCACATTCTTTTTGTAGGGTTTTGGCTTGGATATCTGGTGAGAGGATGGGTGAAGTGGTGATGGCTGAAATGGTGATGGCTGAAATGGAGGGCAAGAAGGATGGCTGAACTGAAACCGTGCCCGTTGTGCGGGCGGAAATTTCGGAGGGATAAATGATTGGTTACATCAAAGACAAGGACGTCTACGCGCTCTTTGACGAGCGCGGGACTGCTCGCTTGCACGTCGGGGACATCGACAGACTGGAAAGGGTATGCTTCCCCGCCGAACTGCACGATGGAGATCGCGCGTGGAAGAAGGCCATGAGCATCCTCGACAAAAAATATGCGGAAGCGAAAAAGCTGCCGTTCATCTGTGACCCGCTGGCATGGGCACTGTATCACACTTGGAGGGAGTTTGACAATGGAAAACGTTGCGACTGAAGAATTTATCAGCAGAACCAAGGCGCTGAAAGACTTTGAATCCTGCAACGCGGAAAATCCGAACTGGACACCTCAGCGGGTGAAAACGCTCCTGCTCCGTCAGCCCGCCGCCGACGTTGCGGAGGTGTACCATGCACGATGGGAAGAAGCGGACTGGCGCGAATATGACGCGCAGAGTGGGGAAACGATTTGCTTTCCTAAAGCGGCAATCGTATGTTCAGACTGCCGGAACGCTTTTAAGAAAGGATCGCTTCGGGTTCAGAGCTTCTGCCCGGCCTGCGGGGCGAAGATGGACGGTGCAGCCGAATGAGCGGGCTGCGGTTTGAGAGCATGGCGGACATGCCGCCGCGGATGCGGGAGCTTTATGCAAGGCAGAAGCTCGACCTCTCAGGCGCTGCGGCGCCAGCTCCCCTTAACAAGGGGAGCCATGGGAAGACGAAGTACGGCAGCCGGAAGGATACGCGCGGCGAGCTGCGCTTCGACAGCCAGAAGGAAGCCCGGCGGTATGACGAGCTGATGGTCATGCTGCGGGCCGGGATCATCTCCGACCTGCGGCTGCAACCGCAGTTCACATTGCAGGAAAGTTATATCACCGAAACCGGGGAGCGGATCCGCGCGATCCGGTACACGGCGGACTTTTCGTACAAATTCGGCGGCAAGCTCGTCGTCGAAGATGTGAAGTCCAAGCCGACGCGGACAAAGGAGTATCTGCGCAACCGCAAATTCATGCGGTCCAAATTCGGGATCGAGATCCAGGAGGTCTGACATGCCAGAAAAAAACGAGAGCAGCCCGCGCGAGGCATGCGGGCTGCCGAAGCAGGGCAATGCCTGTCCGTATGCAAAGCTCGCGCCGGATCTTTGCGCGCGGTGCGGCTGGAACCCGGAGGAGCACGCGCGGCGGCAGGCGCTGCCGCTGACCGAGAACGCCGACGGGCTGCGGCACAAGGATATCAGCCAGCCCGAGGATTGATGTCAGCAATCAGCCGGGGACCATATTTTTTCGGACTTTGGCCGCGGCCGCTCCGCCATGAGACGGCTGCGGGAGGATCACCCCGGCTCTGCACCCGGCCCGCGACACCTCAAGCCCGCGGGCCGGGGATAAAAAGCGCGTGTGGAACGTGCGCGCGGATGGAAACCGTCAACGTTACCCCACGCCGGGTGTCGGGATCGCCCGGCGGCATCGTGTTACCTCCTTATGGAAAGCTGTCTGAGCAGACAAGGGCAGCTCGCCTGCGGCGACAGGGGGACGCGCAGGCGCAGGCGGTGCAAGTCCGCCCTGCATAGGGGCCGGGAGACCGGCCCCTGACGAAAGGAGAATGGAAATGTCACACGTAGTCGATCTGACGGGCATAGACTTTGGATATTTGCATGTCATCGGGCGGGATACCAGCAAAAAAGGAGACACGGCACACTGGATCTGCCGGTGTAAATGCGGGACCATCTGCAGCAAGGACGGAAGATACCTCCGGAACGGGCATGCAAAAAGCTGCGGCTGCTTCCGAAAAGCACGCGCGGCCACGCTCGTCACCAAGAAGGATCCAGCCAAAAAGCCAAAAGCCGAACCGAAGAAGAAAAAATTCGGCCGCGGCCCGCAGCGGGCAGGCTCCGGGATCTGCTACAACGCCTTCTGCCCGACGCGCAACAACTACCGCGGCGCCTGGAGCTGCACCGAGTGCCGCTTCTGCCCGGAACGCAAATTCACCCGCCAGTCGAGGCGGGAGATCATCACAATTTGAAGGGAGTATTAAAATGGCAGAAATCATGGGCGCGTTTGCGCACGACCTAGACAATTTTGTCGCATACTACGAAAAACAGCAATGGGATACCAGCTTCCGCGGCGAGAAATACCCGCCGCGCATCGTCATGGAGCAGTCCACGCCGCCGCTCTTCGAAGTGGGGGCGGACGGTGCAAAGACGCTGGTGCCTAATCCGACAATTCAGATTATTGGTCGACCGGAAACTGAGGTTGTTACGACAGGCAAACTGCAGATCAGTAAAAAGGATTTCACAAATCTGACCAACCGCGCCGCCGCTCTGCTGGAGCTGTTCCTGCATGGATTTATGCAGGAGCGCAAGGAAATGGAGGCGGAACAGGGATGAGTAAGAAAGACAAGCGCCGGGAAGCGCTGCGGCTTGGAAAAAAGGACATGAGCTTTGCGGAGATCATGCAGGCAATAGGGGCGTGCAGGGCGGACGACTGCGACAAGTGCCTGCTGAACGGCGGCCCCATCGCAGGATGGTTCCCGGAGGATGTGCCGGACTGCTATACCGTGCTGCTCAAAAATGCCGGGGAGAAGCTGCTGGAATACTACCAGAAGATCCGGGAAAACGACGCGGCGGAAGAAAATCAGAGAAGAACAGAAGAAAATATCAAAAAACGAGGAAGCAAGAGCGAGGGAGTCTTGGACTCGTGCCCCGTTTGCCCGGTATGCGACTATGTCTTCGACGAATTCAGCGTGAGCGACGATGCAAGACGGCACATCTTTCCATTTGGCGCAGAAGACACCCTTGACTTTGGACTCGAAGAACGAATCGTCAGACCACAAAAATGCCCGCAATGCGGCATGAAAATCGCTGGGATTAGGTGGACGGAGCCCAAGTTTGTTGGGAACCGCAAGGAATTCTCGTTCAGCCGTCCGCCGGAAGACGTGGAGGAAAAAAGAAAATGATTTTGCTGGAATGCACAGTCGTAATGCGTGACGGCGATCGGAAAAAGCTTCAGGAGCAGCTTGCGGCGGAGATCGGGCAGCCAGTCGTTATTCTGCCGAGCGGCGTATCGCGGGAGAAAGAGCGGAATATCCTGTTCCTTTGCGACAGAAAGGCTTGCGAGAAATGCAGCTATCCAACGTGCAGGCATACGCCGGAGCTGGAACACGCCAGAAATTTTGCACCAGCAGGATTTACGAAGCGCACGGACGGCGTGTGGGTAGAGCAGGAGGGCGTAACGATCGACCAGGACAAACTAGAAAAGAGGCTGGTTGAAACAATGAGGGAGGCGATGGGACTTGAAACAGAAAAACGCAGTCCGCATGGTCTGGCGCTGGGATGATATCTTCCGTGTCTACCGCTGCCCATACTGCGGCCGCCCGGAGAAACCGTGCTTCGAACTCTGGAAAAAAGGCGGTTTGAAAAAGAGCCTGCCGAGCCGCTGTACATACTGCAAAGGAGAATTGGAAGGAGTGGAAGGAGAAGAAAATGATCATTGAGATTTTGGAGCTTGCTGCTGCGCTGGAGTGGATCGCGCTGGGCGTGCTGGTGTTTTTTAAGCTGCGAAGCCTGAAAAGCAGGCTTGAAGAAGCGATAAAGGAATTGGAGAACGCTATCCGCTGAACGCATGGCCGGAATTTCCGGCCACGCTTTGAGCGGGCAGAAAAAACAAAGGAGGGCTACAGCATGCAATGGGAACAGGGATGCTTATTCGATGACAACCCGGAATACGATGCGTTCACGGAGAAATTCAAACCCAAAAAGACAACGGACGACTGCTACACGCCACCGCTTGTTTATGATGCGATCCGGGATTGGGCGTGCAGTGAATATGGGATTGACCCGGCCTGCATCGTGCGGCCATTCTATCCGGGTGGGGACTATGAGCGCTTTGACTATCCGGACGGCTGCGTCGTGCTGGACAACCCGCCTTTTTCGATTCTTTCAAAAATCTGCGAATTCTATATAGACAGAGGGATTGCGTTCTTTCTTTTTGCGCCATCGCTCACGGCGCTCTCCGGCCGATCAGTTGTGCTGAGGATGAACCACATCATTTGCGATGCAGACATCACGTATGAAAATGGCGCAGTCGTTCACACGGCGTTTGTAACAAGTTTTGGAGGAAACATCGCGCAGAGCGCCCCATCACTCGGAAGGGCAGTCGAGCGGGCGATGCGGCAGATAAAGTCGCAGACGAAACGGGAGTTGCCGAAATATACATATCCGGACCATGTGCTGACGGCAGCCATGCTGCAGAAATATGCGCACTACGGTGTAGAGTTTGCGGTTAAGCGCGAGGACTGCACGTACGTTACCAAACTGGATAGTCAGCGCGAGACGGGAAAGAGAATCTTTGGTGACGGACTGCTGCTGTCAAACCGAGCTGCCGCCGAGAAAGCTGCCGCCGAGAAAGCTGCCGCCGAGAAAGCCGCCGCTGAGAAAGCCGCCGCCGAGAAAGCCGCCGCCGAGAAAGCCGCCGCGCACGTCTGGGAGCTGTCTGAACGTGAAAAGGGCATCATTGCGAGCCTCGGGAAATAAACCGAGGCAGGAGGAGCTATGGTAAAGAGACACAAGCGCCGGAAGTTTTCCGGGAGGGTCTGCGAGCAGATCGTGTACACGGTGGCGGGCGGCACAGATCCGAAGACCAGCCGGCCGAAGAGGCCGCGGTTCCAGTCGCAGGAAGAACGCGACGAGCTGAACACCAGGGTCTCGGCCGGAAAGTTCGCCGGGATCGTCAACGCCAACTTCGGGCCAACCAGCTACTACTCCACATTGACGCTAGACCCAGAGCATGAGGTACATACCGCGCAGGAGATGCGCAGGATCCGGGATAATTTCTACCGCCGCATGGTCTACCGGTATCCGGAGGCCAAGATCGTCATCGTCTACGGCCGGGGCAAATCGACCAACCGCTTCCACCTGCACCTGATAACGGACGGCATTCCTGCCGATGCGCTGGGCCAGCTCTGGGGCCTCGGCAGCGTCATCGACTGCAAGCCGTTGCGGAAGCACAACTACTATCTGGATGAGAACGGAAATAAGGTCGACCACGGGCAGGACTACACGGCGCTGGCCAACTACCTGCACGGCCACTGGCGCAAGGAGTTCGGAGGCCACCGGTACAAGGCCAGCCGCAGCTGCGTCCGGCCGGAGCCGGAGCCCGCGACCGAGGCGGTCCGGGACTATAGCCCGACGCGCCCGCCGGTCGCACCGCGCGGCTACATCCTCGTCGAGTCCAGAGCCACGCAGTATGGATTCCTATATTTCAAATATGTATGGGATCCCAGAAACGAAACACACAAGCGGACCGGGAGCCGCCTTCTTTAAGCCTTGTAAATGTGTTGAGTTTTGTGACGAAGAAGGAAGGAGCTGAACAGATGTCGAAACCGAGATACTGGTGGTACGGGAATGTCTGCCGCACCATCGGCGAATACCCGAAACTGAGCCGACAGGTTCGGGATATGAGCCGACAGAAGATCACGCCGGGATATTCCTCGCAGCCAGGCGGGCAATCCTCCGGCCGCGCCGTCGAGGACATTGCGGTGCGCGTCCTGTCCTCACGGGAGTACGAGGACTACACGGCGATCCAGTCCGCCATCAACACCGTGCAGACCTGGCGGGACGGCGGCGATGTGCTGGAGATCGTGCGCCTGCATACATGGATCTGGCCGCGTGAGAGCCTGGAGTCCGCTGCCCGGCAGGTGCACGTGAGCACATCCACGGCCAAGCGGATGTACAGCCGCTTTGTCTACGAGGCAGCGCGGGCAATGGGCTACCGCAAAAGTTGAGCTAACAGAGCCTAAAATCTGTGCTACAGTGATAGCGTGAAGAATTGGAGGGAACAGGATGCAGCCATGGGCCGCACGCTTTTACGCGTCCGGGCGCTGGAAGAAATGCCGCGCCGGGTATATCAAGTTCCGCCGGACCATCGATGGCGGGCTGTGCGAAGAGTGCCGGGACAAGCCGGGCTACATCGTCCACCACAAGCGGGCGCTCACGCCGGACAACATCACCGACCCGGATATCAGCCTGTCCTACTCCAACCTCGAGTTCGTCTGTAAGGACTGCCACGATCAGTTCGACGGGCACGGAGTCGCAAAATCTCTGACACAAAAAATTTTCTTCGACGCCGCCGGAGACCCGATCCCCCCCGTCACGCGAGGCCGGGGCGCCGGCTAGATCAC